ACATGAGTATGCCACCCGCCTGGTGACGGATTCGGATTACACACTGATAAGCTACGACAGTCTTGTGTTATTCAGCACGGGAACGTCCGATCGAGCGGCCAATTTACCCACTGCGGTTGGATTGGATGGCAAGCGGTTTACTATCAAAAAAATAGACTCCGCAGCCAATGATGTGATTATTTACGGTTACAGCAGTGAGACAATCGACGGGAACAATACCTATGGCGGTGTAAACGACCGATATGACTCGGTGACGCTCACCGCGCATGGTGGTGCCTGGTATGTGACTGGAATTACCCCATAACCTGAAAGAGAAAATCATGCAAATTGATATTCCTGGAGATAAGCGAGATCGGATCAAAGCCGCAATGAAGGGTCTGTATAAGATTCCGCTGATTCCGGACCCGGATTTTGTTGGTGAGGGAGCGGCCCCACATATCCCTGAATTTACCGATGATGAGTGGATGAAAGAAGCTATCATTCGGTGGATCAAAAATGCCGTCCATCGTTGGGAGGCAAGTACAGCTATCACGGTAGCGAGGGATTCGATCCTGGTGGATGACACCCTTGTGTCTTAAAGGAGAAAAGACATGTTGCAATTTCAAGCCCCATACCCTGGTATCCAAACGATCTCAGTGTTGCCGAGCCCGAAGTTTAGCAACAGTGAATCTCTGAAGGTTGAGGTAATCCGGAAACGTGCCATGGATGGCACGCGATTCACATACGTGAATCGGAAGGGAGGCCGAAAACTTCAATGGACGTTCCGTCTTACGAGAAACAAAGGTCTCGAACTTCGGGCCTTCATCCAATCATATTTTGCATCCACGATCAAAGTGATCGATCACAACAATCGTGTGTGGATTGGAAAGTTCATCAACAGTCCATTCGAGTTCGACACTCCGTCTCGGGCGGGGCCAGCAATTGCTCCGATGCCTCGTGGAGAAACGCAGGTAATAACACTGGAATTCGAGGGAGTGGAGATGTAGGGAGAGAATTGCGTTTGTTACTATTTGAACATTCTTTATGGAAGGCTTTTATGGCTCTTACTGAATTGACTGCTAACGCTACTATCTATGTCCGAACGACTGGTAATGACACTACGGGGGATGGAAGCTCTGGCACTCCTTACGCCACCGTGACTAAGGCGATTGAACACATTGGTGGGCTCTGGATGGGTGACTACACGGTCACTGTCAACATTGGCGCAGGGATCTTCCCTGAAAACACGATTACGTTTGAGCATCCTTTTGGGAAGCAAGTGACCTTCCAAGGGGTGGACGAGGATCTGAGTAGCGTGTCGGTCAGTGCGATCGATGGCACCAAGAGTACTTCGGGGGCTCCTACGGGCCTCTGCTGGTATCAAGTCAGCTTCACGCTTCCAGTAGGGAAATCGGTCTCCGTTGGAGACTTCATCCTGGTAAGATCGGCCTCGGGAGGCACCAATCCGAAACACGTCCTTGGTTGTCATGAAGTCACCGGTTGGGTTTCCGGCACTCGTGTAGCCACTGTGAAGGTCTATATCAGAAACGTCGTTTCTCCGACTTTACCCAGTGGTGGGGTTACGTGTGACATCACGCTAACGAAGACGGTTTTGAGTTTCAGTTCACAGAATGGGTTGAAGGTCCAGGGACCATTCTATGCTGGCAACTGGGATCATCTTGTGATGGCTGGCAACAATAGTGGTAGCACTTCGGCTTTCTGGGCTTTGAATGCATCCTTAGTTTTACTGGGCAGCCGTTGTGGTGTCTCCGGTTTCCAGCAAGCCTTACAGGCTCAGAATAACGGAACCATCTTTGCCGACTACACTTGCCTGTCCAAGTCCCATGGCTCTGCGATTGTATGTAGCAATTCAGGTGTCATAAGCGTGCGATATGCTCTTCTGTCGGGGCCACGCAACTCAGTGATCTGGGCCTACATTGGCGCAACTGTCGATGCCATCTATATGCAAACGTTCAGCAGTGGCGGGAATGCCCTTTATGTCGATACGGGAGCAATCGTCAATGCTGCCGGGTCAACGATTCTTTCTGCCAATGGTGGCGCTTTCATGGCAGACAGGGGAGGTTACATCATTACGGCGTCGGCTGTCACAACTGGATGTGGCACACCGGTATCAAGTCCCACCTACAACACCGTTGGCAACGACAACTCGTATATCCAGAACTGATTTCGATCTGGTCAACGTTTACCTCAACGAATCAGGAGACATATATGAGTATCGAAGAATTGTCAGTAAACACTACCCTCTATGTGCGAGGCACAGGAGACGACGATACCGGAGATGGTACGTCGGGTGACCCTTATGCGACCGTAGGGCGAGCGATCGAACGCATCAAAACGATGTGGTTTGGTGACTATACGCTCACCATTGATGTTGGTGAAGGTGTATTTCCGGAGACAAGCTTCCGTTTTCAACATCCCCAAGGATCTCAACTCTACATCAATGGCGTGAGTGAAGATCACTCAAGTATCTCGGTAGCATCGATTGACGGATCGCTGTCATATGATGCAACATCGGGATGGTATTTCTACGAAGTGTGGTTTCAATTTCCGTCGCCCGTGCTTGACCATCTCGCACTGAACGACCACATTATGGTTCGCTCCGCGAGTGGTGGTACCAACCCCAAAACGCTTCGTGGTTGTCATCAGATCGTGTCTCACAATACGACATTGGACCAGGCGAAGGTTCGTGTGTTTGTTTGCTCGTATGATGAAGTTGAATCGAGCGAATCGCATCCTTTGCCAAGTGGAAACATCACCTGCGATCTATCCGTCATCAGAACCAATCTGAGTTTCACGGAGGACAGCTACGCAGTCAGAATGGAGGGGCCTTATCATGGTGGCAACTGGAACCACCTCTGCTTTTACGAAGGTCAAGTTACGGCATTCGATATCCAGAATCATGCCTCCATCTTACTAGGATCTCGCTGTGGGGTTGCCGATTGGCCCGAAGGTGTGTGGGCCGACAACAACGCCACAGTGTTCGCGGACTACGCCTATTTCAGTAAGATCAATAACTGTGGAATACAAGCTGTTCGTGGTTCGACGGTCAGTGTACGTGGTGCGGTATTCTCTGGGGTGAAGGATTCAACCCTTCTCACTCAGATAGGCCATGTAGCGGCAGATGGTGCGATGTTCGTCTGCTGTTCGGGAGAGTCAGATCCTAGTGGTGATGAAACTTCCGATGGCTACATCCTCGATGCCCAACACAGGGGTGTGATCGATGCTCCGTCTGTGGAGATCATCTATCCCACAGGCTGGGCTTTCGGTGTGTCATACGGTGGATACATCAATGTGACAAGTCTCTCGTTGACATCAGACTATGATGCTTCCGAGCATTCCTACGACACAGTCGTGAATGACCGCTCCTATATCAACAACTAGCAGTTGATTTGACTAGCAGGGGTGGACGTTCCACCCCTGCTGTCTTTCTTGAGGGAGATATGCAATGCGAAACCTATCAGCGAACGCTCTGGCTCAGATTGCCACCCAACATGGCAATGAGCCAATTGCAATCATTGAGATCGATTGGGTAGAAGACAATGCGGCGAAGCTCTATGCCGATCGTGACGTAGGGACAATCCCTGGCCGCATCTTAGAGTTCGGCAGCTTGGACAATGTGATCAACGTCACCGACAACAATTCTTCACAGGAACTTTCCATAACTCTGGATGACACCGATGGAACAATCAAAGAGATCATCAATGTAAACGACATCCACAAACGGAGCGCCCGTGTGTACCAGTGGTTTGAAGGGATGGACCTTGATGATCGGTTCTTGCTCTTCGCAGGCAAAATCAGTTCGCCAATCATCTGGAATGAAAGAGATCGAAGCATTAGCTTCACAATCGTCTCACAGCTTGAGGACCATGAAGTAGGCTTCTCAGCAGAGGAAGGTGACTTCGAGTGGATTCCCAAGGACTTGATTGGAAAAACTTGGCCGATGGTATTCGGTAAGGTCCAAGATGTTCCCTGTTTGCAGTTCAACAAAGCTGTCTCTGGGACAACGATGTGCGGCATCGGAATCGTGGCTGGCAAAGATTTCCACAACGCTATGGCGTATGGTGGGAACGACCAATCAATGGGTGTCCAATTGAACCAGATGTCGGCACAGATCGGCCATCTGTGGGCTGTTAAGGATGCGTATGACGACGCCTATAGTGATGGCAACTACTCTGAGTATGATGCGAAAGCTGAGCAATGTTTGGACCAGATCAATTCGATCATGGCTCAACGCTACAACATGGTTCTTCAGCGGTATAAGCAGGAGCTATGTGCTACCACCAATCGGGCAGCAACAGTCGATGATCCAAATGATGAAGGGTGTAATCCTGTCCGTATCCTTGGTGGTGAAGACTTCCCACAAAACATCGGCATGCAACTCAACATCAATGGTGGGATCTTCTCAGGTCATTTTGTAGACGACCAGTTCTACATCAGCGAAAGGCTGTACGAAACAGGCGAAGAGAAAGCCGAAGCGATCTACAACAAGCAAGAGAATTCATTGTGTCGCCCTGATCCTCCCTATGCTGAATGGGACTATCAGACCAATGTTCCACCCGGATACGGATACGCCTATGTGGAAGATGACATGATCGGCACAATCGTTCATGATCTGATTCGCACACACGGTTGGTCTATTGGTACGGTTGACCAAGAGGCTCGTCCTTCGGCCACACAAGTCGCCCAGCATTTTTGGGCCGAGGCTGGTTCGCGAGTCAACGTTGCTTCTGATGAGCCGATTACCTACGTGGTGTCAATCATCCCTGGCACTGTGCTGGCTGTTAAGGCATACAAGACTTTTGATAATACACGAAAGTTGGTGAATGTCCCCACTGATCTCTGGACCGTGGAGACAAAGAACTACGGACCCATCACAGCGGTTCAAGTAGTTGTCAGCAAACCGTTGAATACCATCACGGATCAGGGTTGGGAAGATGATCTTTTCGTCACGTTTGAATCAACTGTCGGCCCCCATACATGTGACATCCTGGCATACATCATCGACAACTACACGGATCTGACTTACGATTCATCGAGCTTCACTTCGATTCGATCCAAGCTCGATCCGTTTCCGATGAACTTCCCGATTCTCGATCGGAAGAATGCCCTGGAAACTCTCCAAGAAATTGCTTTCCAAGCGAGATGTGCTTTGTGGTTGTCCAACGGTGTGTTCTACATCAAGTATCTGCCTGAGGAGCCCACAGCGGATGATACGATCACTCTGAGTGATCTTGATGCTGACACAGGTATTGAGGTTGAACTCACTTCCACCGAGGACTTGATCACCAAGATGATCGTGGAGTGGCGAATCAGTTGGGCCGAGGATCCAAGCAAACTCATACTGCGTCACAACGTGAAGAAGTATGGGACTCAGCAGGCGACGTTCGATTTCTACTGTTTCAATCAGCCAGACATCGTTCTCAAAGCAGCAACGTTCTGGTTGATCCGAAAATCGAATACCTGGAAGAGAGTCCGGTTCAAGACATTCCTTCAGATGTTGAATTTGGAAACTTTTGATACAGTCACATTGAACTTCGGCAAGAACTACGTGGCCGATACATCAATCAAGGCGATTGTTGAGGAAGCGACCTACAATTCGGATGACCAAACGATCGACTTCGTTTGCCTGGCACCTGTCAGATCTGGCGAGATGGTAGAGTACAAATTCTTCTGGCCATCTCAGGTTTCTGTTGATGACACGTTCCCGACGCCCGAGGAAGAGGCTGCGGGCTTTGCAGGTGGCGATGGCATCGGTGCTGGGGCAAGTGGGGAATTACCTATTGGCTTCACGAATCTTGAAGACTGGGGGAGTGGTGTTGTCTGGGTTGGTGGCCCGAATGTCGTCTTCAGAGGGCAGGCTGACCATGGTGACAACACTCCGACTGATGTAGACTTCGTGGCTCAAGAGGTAATCCAAACGGAGACCTATGCTGAACTGACAGGGATCGCAAATCCACAGCCTGATTTGACGCTCAATTATCGAGAGCCGATCAATTTACCTCAATTGCAAGAGATGCCTACTGGAACATTTGTGATTGATCTCCACGAGACGGTCATTTTGGATTCCCAGAACAATGGTAAGGAAGCAAAACTCAACAGCTTCTTCATGAAAGTCAACGATGATGAGAAACTCGTTGTTGACTGTGACAATGCCAAGTTCGGTGATTCTGCAAATCCAGACGGAGAAGCCTTTGACTTCAAGTTCGATGGAGACGGAGGCGTATTCGGAACTGGCACTGCTTGGTTGAAATCGTAGCGCAAACAAACACCCCACCCGACAAAATGCCGGGTGGGGTGTTTCCGTTCAGGAGGTGTCTATGAAGCTTAGCAAACGACAGCGGAGACTTTGGCAATATACAATCAACCAGTTGAAGAAGCACTTTTCACCTGGAGTGCCTGTTGAAGTCAGAACGAAACTACTCAAGGGGATCTCGGCCGAATGTGGCCCAGTGATGAAACTTGGACGGATGGCCAAGATTGTCATTCACATTGATCCAAGACAGAATTGGAAACTCAAACATGATGCTCTTATGCATGAGTGGGCGCATGCTATGGAGTGGTCAGCCGTCTGGACTGATGACAGTCCAAAAAAGGATCATGGTGAAACATGGGGCGTTTGGTATTCCAAGATCTATCGACACCTCATTGATGAGCACTGGGAAGACATGCGAGAGCGAGGGCTCCTCCACCCAGATCAACGAGACTTGGAGTGAAGTGTCTTCCGCTTTGGCACAAAGGGTTCGGAGATGGCCACCCGATCTTCACACTGGTCACAATCTACGCATTTGACAAATTCATCAACAACCTTCGCCTGTGGATTCCCACATTTGGCGATCACGTCCAGACACTGACACTTCTCCTTCACCTTCACGCTGAAGTATCGACACTGACATGATTTCCATAGTGGCCGGTAGAGCCTCTGGTTTGCCGCGTCACGCTCGTACCCATCAATTGGGCTCGGCGGCTCCCAGTCGTCGAGCCTTTTTCCTATGTATTCGATAGATCCATCAGGATGAACGCGGATGTGGAGCAGACCATGGGGCAGGACGAACGCAAGGGCGGCAAGGTGGGCCTCGGGAGGTCCACCCGTCCAGATTACCCATCCTTGCCCAGAAGCTCTTAGAGGGCGTCCTGGGGCCTCTGGCGCTACTCCCCCATCAGAGGGAGTTGGACGCGGCCCTGGGCAGCCTTCACACTCCGAGGCATTTGTTACAGGTCGTGAGGTCATGAATCCTGGCTCCTTTGTCGCGTTGGCAGAAGTAGGTAATCTTGCAAGCTCCGCAGTGGCCATACTCGACCTCGTGGGTCCGCTGTTGACACGCTGGGAGCGTTGGGATGAGGATCCAAGCATCGGAGGATTTGAGATCTTCGGACTTCCGCCGATAACCTGGCGGGACGGGAGGAGGCTCCCAGCCACGCTTTGGGTACGCAATGACGCCATCCGACATAAAGCGAGGTCGCAAATTGAATGGTTTGCTGGCCACGATTCGATCCTCCGGTTGATTGGCTCCCTCACGGTGGGAGCATTTTCCACAGGTATCTTCAGTGACACGCTGCTTGTATTCGATGCTATCCTTGCAGTTGCAGATGAAGAACAGCAACTGGCCATCCTTGGCCCCTTCCAAACGAGCTTTGCATGGTAGAATGTTGATGCTATTCATCGCAGTCTGCACACTCCGCACTGGATGTGGTAATCTGGATATACCATACAAGAGGTCCCCGATCAGCAATCGTGGCTTCCGCTACAGTAATAGCGTTCTGGCATAATTCATTACAACCAGAAGAGCAAGATACGCCGATTCCCCAACCACCAGGCATCAATAAAGACCCATCATATTCGATTTGCCCTTCGCAACTAATCTCTCCACTCGCACGAAGCCATGGGTAGAAAAAATCATCTGGGGTGTAATTTTCAACTGGCAACTGCCAAACTGTCCATCTCCGGTGTTCGATCCCAGATTTGCCAACTTGCATACCGTCAATGACACTGCTTAATGGTACACTAGGTGGTGATGGGCCATACCCAAAACATGCAGGGTAAGTATATACTGTGGCCTCATACGTAAAGAGTTCAATCTCTGTCCCGTGTTCCTCATGAAGATATTCCTCATCACAACAGTCACACCAAACCTCACCTAAGGCAGTTGCGATCTCGTCAATGATCGCTGGTTTCCACATATCCAACTCCTCACTGAAGCTGATGTCGGGACAAGTTGCAATCAGTTTGTTGCGCACTGCTTGGACATCACCAACAGACCAGATATGTGGATCACTGACTTCGTCGATGGGATCAATTGGTTCACAAGCTTCATCACCCTCCGGTGGATTTTGAAGCTTATCATTCACAGCTTGAAGAAGACCATTCCAATCACTGATGGAATAGGGTCGACTAAGGTCATAGTAGCTCATTCGAAAAGTCCATGGTGTAAGAGGGCTCGATACACTGCTGCTTCTGTGAAAGCATCGCTGAGAGCATCGTGCGGATTTTCATTAACTACCCCAAAATACTTGCAGAGTGATTTGAGGCTAACACTTGAGAACGGTATAGGTTCACCAGCGAAGGCGGCTCGATCATTCAGAGAAATGGCGAGCCGCATCCCGTCACGACCGTGTCCATGGAAAAGCTGGTTGAACAGATCGTAGCCCAACCAGTGTCGCCCATGGCCCGCTTCAAACTCCCAATTGAAACCGAGAGGAACCAGCGTCTTCCCCTCCGGAAGATCGAGACCATACCACCAATCCACCAAAAGATCGGCAACCCGTTCACTGGAAGGTGCATGAAGCATCAGATCTTCCAGGTTCAATCCATGCACCCTCCCGGCTCCCGCCTGGGCACGTTCGGGAAACTTGGGCGCGAGGTTGTGATAGAACGGACGCAACTCAGTGTTGGGACGGAAATCGGCATTCAGTGGGACTATCCCGATCTGAATGATCTCTGCATATCCAGGTTGGAAACCCGTCGTCTCGAAATCAATGGCAACCATGAGATTGCCATTCAGATGGACGAGAGAATTATAGGTTCTCATGATATTCTCCTTCTGTTTCAATGTGAAGTTCAGGGAGTCTCCTTGGCTGCATCAGCTTTCTCCTTTACCATCTTGGCAATCTCGGGATTCCGTTCAAGGTAGGCTTCTTCATCAAAGGGGACGTTAAAATCGTCCAACCACTCTGCAAACATCGTGTACTCTTGAGGGCGATCGTCGCCTTCAGGGTAAACCTTGGAGTAGTGTATCAACATGAGAATGTTGGCGAGCGCATGTGATAGATGAGTTTCACCTGATTCCTTGTCGCACTCCTCACCGAGGAACCACCACTTGAACAAGTGGCGAAGTGTACAGTCAAAACAAACGCTAAATCGCATCCCTTTGGCCCAATTGAAGGGTGCATACTTCAACTTCCCACCCATGAACACACGGGCCACACCCGCCATGAGATGGAATGGGATCAATGAGAAACTCACTTTGCCAGCATTGGCACGGGCACCCGAACCTTTTGAATTACTGTTGACATCACCTTCGGCGTAGAAATCACTCATATTCAGTCTTCCTTTAGTCTGAGACGGCTGTTAGCACAAATGTAGGGTGTTGCATCTATATCTTTGCAGGGTTCCCAAGAGACATTTCCAACATAACGCTGGTTGCCGCCTCCGCTGGCACCAGACGGAGTGTCGGAAGGTAAACTCCTTGACGCCTTGGACTTACTCCATTCAAAGCGTTCGGCTGGATCGATCCACTTGATGAATCGCTCGAAGAAGTCTGCAAACAGAATCTTTTCACCTGGAGCGTGGTGACATTGCTCAGCGATGAATGTCTCTAGAGGTGAACGTTGCATCTCTTGAGACCTCTGTCGCTTCTCAGTATCAACCAATGGTAGTCGATACCGGGTGGACACTTGCGGAAGTTCAAAACTCATGAGAGTTTGCATGAAATGAGGTGCTTCATCCTCCAATTTTTGAAGGAGAAGTTTTTTTGGAATCTCTTGTTCGTCAAGCAAATCAGGCACTTCAATTACCATGATTCGTGTATCACCATAGTCAACTGGGCAATTTTCTTGGTGATTAGCCATCATCATAAAATGAAGAGTATTAGGTTGCAAGTAGGCGTCTGTTCGCATCCTGCGTATCATCAATTCTCTACTGGTAACCCATTCCTTAATCCTGGCATACGCTTGCTTGCTGCCTGAAATATCTCTCTCTTCAATGACTGCCAGGACACCCGTGGCAAGTTCACCATTGAAGTTGTTGTTAGCTACAAGAGCTTGGTCTGCCCTAACGACTCCGCCAGTAACCAGGAGACTCAGTGCCTCATGAAGAATTGATTTCCCTGAGTTCTGATTGCCAAAGAAGAATAGAAATGGTAATGGTTCAAACGGATCACGAAAACAACAAGCAATCCACGCTAAACCAAATTGATGGCCGTTACAGATGTTTTCTTTTTCTGCCCAATTCAGTTTCTTAATCTCGGAGTCGAGATCACAGAAACAATGTTGTAGTATTCTGTCCCAGTTGGGGTGGTGAGGAATTTCACCATCTTTGAGTTTCGCTGGTTTATATCTGAACTGTGGTGATTTATAGTTCCATCGACGCCCACCAGGGTACTCACCTTGGAAGGGTAAATTAACCAACTCCCACGGCTTGTTGACACAACCTCCAATAATTTCTTCGGCTTCTGTTTTGCCCATACCGTGATGTTGAAGCCAGTTTTTACATTCACCAAGTGCGCGTCGTTGCCATTTGTGATTGCTGGCTTGTACAAACCATCCAGCAGATTCAGCTTGTGGCGTCACGAGTGTTCGTAGTCGATCATCAAATTCGGCCACACCTAGTTGATCTTCAGTAGGATCAGTTTTCACTCCAAAGACCTTCTCCCACCAGTCACCACGGATCTTGGCCCAACCATCGGCAGGCTTGGCTTCGTCCTTTTCCTTCTTGACACGCATAATCAAACGGCCATCCTTGTTAGGCCGGAGAATAGATTCACGATAGAGGAATCTATCTTCAACGTCGATCTTCTCTCCGAGAGCTTCGGCCACTTCAATGGCTTGTTTGGCACCATCGAATTGGAACCCCTTGTTGTCAGCAAGTTCGGCACCACCAAGGGCACGAGAGGCCGTCTTCAGATCGGGCTCATGGTTGTAGAAGCAGGTGGTCCAACCTTCGCCATCCTGTTGCCAGGTATTAGCTTCGGAGACTCCGGGACTGAATCGGTATGCCTTGAATGCACCATCAGGTAATGGGAACATGAAGCAGTTAGGGCTGGCCTTGTTGGCTCCTGGTGACGTGGTTGAGTAGAAGCCCTTCAAGTTGAGTTCCGCCCTGAGGTCAGGGTCATCCAGGAGCCTCTGAAGAGCACACGTGTGTGTCTGAAGCAGATGATGATCGGAGACCCAAACCGTGGAGTACCCACTCCTGGCAAGCTCGTCAATGATGGCTTTGTGGTCCTCATCCAATGGGACGTTTCGCCGGGCTGAGGCGAGTTGATCGAACGGATCGATGTACTTATCCTTGATGCCTTCGATGCGAACCTTGGATCGCTTGCCTCTGATGACTTCGATGTGATCCTTCCAATTGGCTGGTAGATCATCGAGACCGAGAAGCTTTTCCGCAGATTTCAGAAGCGCGAGCCCTTGGTTCTCCACCGTCAGCTTCCGGTGATATATCCACATGACACCGCCACAACAATCAATCTGGCTCGCAAAGTCAAAGCCGGTCTCCGAGGACATCAACCCCAATACACATCTCGCCAGAGCGGCGTGCTCGGTGTGATTCTGAGTTGGGATTTCGTTCAGGTAGACGTAGAGATGGATACCTTTACCGCCGGTGCTCTTCCGCACCTCGACATAGGGCAATGCTTCGGCTGCCTTCTGAACCTTTTTCAGTTGGTCATCTTCGATACCGACACCAACAGCGTGACCAGTGAGTGCATCGAAGTCGAAACCCAGCCACCGGCTGACTTTGTTCTGCCAGTCCCAACCCGTGGTGCCAATGCCCTCAACATGTTCCTCTAAGGGCCAGGAGAGCTTGTAATCCTTGAAGGTGGGCTCATCCATGGCATTCTTCGGAATCCTGATGTTCCACCATTGATCGACACCATCGGTCCAAGTGGCTCGCTTCCCATGGACGGGCTCACCGTTCCCGGCGGCGACATTGACTTGTGTTTCGAGCGCAGTACCAAATTGCAGATAGTGATTGAGCAAATCCTGACCGGGATGCTCGGGGCGTCGGGCCTTGAGAAAATCGACGATGGCCTGACTGATGAACTTTTGTGACATGGGTCTCCTCCAGAACGTGTAAACAGATTGCATGGGTCGCATGGCGTGAGCCTGTTCCCTAGTATCTTTCACTAGACTCAAATTCTGTGGAAAGGTGACGAAAATCTGGGAAAGTAATCAAATTTCTCAGAGATTGCCATCCAAAATTTCTGCAAACCACGTGAATTCCAGCATTTGGGGACGGAAAGTAACCAATTAAGTAATAAAGGGAGAGACTTAAAGAACTAAAGAATAAAAGATAGAAAGGCTCTATAGGGGTTAAGGAGGTAGGAGTATTTGGTTCTTCGACCCTTTTGAGAAATTTTCCAGATTTTCGTCACGTTTCACCCAAATCTGAGTCTAGTGAAAGATACTAGGGAACAGCCTCGAACACAACTGGCGAAATGAATGATCAAGTCCAAAGCATACCCACAGAGAAGCTCACAGAGCCCTGGGTGCTCCTCAGGCCGGTCTCTACTGATTCGGTCGAGTATCTGGAAATGCGGGAATCGCTCCACGAGAAGGGATTCCTCAACTCGATCTCGGTACGGCCAAGCATCCGGCAGCCAGGATTCTTCGAGATCATCGACGGGATGTGGAGAACCACGTGCGCAAAGGAACTGCACTTCGAGACAGTGCCATGCATCATCAAATACAACATCACCGACGATGATGTCCTTACGCTTCAAGTCCAAGCACAAGCCATTCGCCCTGAAACGAAACCGATCGAGTATGCCCGGCAGTTGCATCGGATCCAAAAAGCACGCCCGGGAATTACCCTGACTCAACTCGCGAGCTTGGTCAACAAACGTCCAGGATGGGTGAGCAAGCAACTGGGACTTCTCAAATTAGACTACCGATCCCAAAAAGCAATTGATCGTGGGGAGATACCTCTGGCCAATGCTTACATGCTGGCGAAGATACCACCCAAGCTGAGAGTCGATTACATCAATCAAGCCAAATCACTCCCAGTCACAAAGTTCGGATCCATTGTCGCCAGCGTCGTCAAACAATTCAAGGAAGCCGTTCGGCAAGGAAAACTTGATGCTTTCTTTACGGAAGATTTTACACCACATGCTTATCTTCGCTCACTGAAGGATATCGAGACGGAAGCACGGACACCAGCAGAAGCACCGTTGTTAATCACTGCCGCCAACTGCAAGACACCCCTGGATGGTTGGAATGCAGCCCTGCAATGGATGATGCATCTCGATGAAAAGAGCGTAGCTGAGCAAGAGACTGCCACACGAGCGAAAGTTCGGAAGCGGTGGGTCAAAGAACAAGGAGAATAGATGGCATAGAACTCACGACTCGAAACTCAACACTTTCATTTCCTACCTTTGGAGAACACTACTATGTCTGATGCCCAAGCTCTGGTCCCCGTTGATTTCACCCAGCTTCCCTCTACCCAAATCGGTAGTGATGACGCCTTCGATGAACTGGCAAAAGGTGGCGACTTTCTCGCCCGCCTGCAACTCTGCTCCAAGGACAAGTACGTCATTGGTGGCATGATTGGGCCCGGTCATTGGGGTATCCCGGAGAGTGCGGAATCGATCGTGGACCTAGGCAAATCGATCGATGTTGTCCCGTTCGCTCGCCGCCCGAAGGCCGTTGACCTGAACGACAAAGATGCGATCATCACTGTCTACGACATGGAGTCGGACGAATTCAAGAGAATCGCGGCCAAGAGCATGCAGCAGAACAGCAAATGCATGTATGGTCCCAGCTTCCTTGTGTACGAGCGGTCGTCCTGTCGCTTCCTGGAGTGGTTCTGTGGCTCGAAGAGCACCCGGAGCGAAGCCAAGAAGGTCTATCCGTATCTCGCCCTCACTGCTGAGGATATTGAGAAACGTGGTATCAACGGCGTCGAGCCCCATGGTGCGTTGCCGTTCACGTTGAACAACAAGCTGGTCGAGAAGCGGGATTTCAAGTGGCACGCACCTGTCGTGGTTCCGTGTTCCACACCCTTCGATGCCATCCCCATGAAGAAGATCGTCTTCGAGATGGAGCGTTTCCTGAACCCGCCGGTCCAGGAAGTGGAAAAAGTCAACGAAAGTGGAGCAAATTCGGGACGAGCCCGATAATTCCGTCAATCGACGCAAGTCTGCCTGTATAATATAGTGAACAGGTATTTAACAAACGAGGTACAAATGCAAACCCTCAAATCTCTGCTGAAGAACAAGTGGGTGATTGTCATCGTACTTGCTCTTGTCGCTCTTGCCAGTGGTGGGGTGTACTCGGATCAACTCAGTGAGATGATCCAGTCACTTCTTGGCACGTAGCGTGTAAACAACCCGATAAGGCCGACAGTGCCGTCTCCTCTGCGCTGTCGGTCTTTCATTGTGGCGTTGAGAAGTTTGGTTTCTCGCGGGTCTCATAAGCCCGCCTACGCAGGTTCAAATCCTGCCGCCACAACTCCTTCCATGGAACGTGCCTGGTGGGTGGTGTACAACACTCAGAGTTCAACTCTCTGTCGCTTTCCATGGAAGACAAATCATGCAAGCTGATGCCGTTCTGATTCAACAACCGTCAATCGACTTCGCAAAGTTCCTCGGACTGAGCCACAAGATGTTTGGCTACAGTCCGGCCCGATCCGCTGATGCCAGCCGTAAACAATTGAGTGACTCGGAACGTTTCCTGAGTTGTCTGGCAGCCCTGAAAGACGATCAAGCACCAGTTAGCTTGCCACCCCACTTACTTACACATGTATCGTTCTCGGTCTTGTTGGCAGCCAGTGAACGTGATCTATTGGATGTCTTGGAATACTGTGCAGGCATGCCGTTTGTAGCCGCTGATACAGTAGCTCGTGGCATCCAGGCAGCAGTGGTAACCGGAACACTTGCACAATGGCGTGATGCAGTCATCTCCGGGTGCCAGCCGGAAGTCGAACCTACAGTACGAATTCTCTTCAACAAAATCCTGGGAATCTTTGAGTCAGCCAATCTGAAAGTCTGGAACGACTGCGGACGCAAGCAATCCCTAGACAATACACTCCTCTTGGAGGATATGCGGTGAGCGTACAAGACATCAAACTCCAGTTCAGGACAGCCAGTGGCACACTCGTACGCTCCCCAGCGACGATCGAAGTCACGGATGGTCGCATCTTCTTTCTGAAGAGTGCGTTCGCGCTGAAGGACGAGATCAAAGCCATGAAGGGCTCCAAGTGGCATGGCTTCCAGGAGGAAAATCCTCGGAAGATTTGGTCCGTTGAGGATTGCTTCCGCAATCAGTTTCAACTCAACTATCTGATGGGGGAGGATGTCTACAAGTGGTTCGATCGTGATCTGATCCTCCATGAGTACCGAGACTACTTCCTGGATGGTAAGCTAACATCGCCGATGCCTCATCAATTCGATATGGCGAACTCGGGTCTCACGTACCACTACCAGATCTGGGGTGCTGAGATGGGCGTTGGCAAAACTTTGTCCGCCCAGATGGTGATCGAAAATTCCGGCGTCCAACACTGGTATTGGATTGGCCCAAAGACTTCACTGCCGAATATCCAACGTGAGTTCCGCAAGTGGGGATTCGACGAGACGACGGCTACGATCGAACACATGACCTACGAACGTCTCGTTCGTACCATTGACGACTGGGTGCCAGGGAATCCAATCCCACAGGGCGTCATCGCTGACGAATCATCCAAATGTAAAACGGACACCAGCCAACGATCGAAAGGTATGCAGAAGTTGGCGGACATGATCCGCGACGAATACGGCTGGGAAGGCTATGTGATTCTCATGTCGGGTACACCTAGCCCAAAGAAGCCGACCGACTGGTGGAGCCAGTGCCTCTCTGCAGAGACATGGACTTTGACTGAGAATGGCCCACGTCAAATATCTCAGTTAGGAGACCAACCCCTGACCGTGCGGGTCAGGGATACCTTGTGCCATACCAGCGGTTTCTATTGCACCGGCAACAAAATTCTGTACACTCTCGACACCTACGAGGGATATTCTGTCAAAGCCACTGGGAATCATCGTTTTCTGAAAAAGGATGGGAGTTGGTGTGAATTACGCCAGCTACAGACAGGTGATCAGATTGAATTGGCAAACCACGGTGATGCAAATTGGGAGGGCGACTGTACATTTGGGGATGGGCATTTGTTAGGGGTATTGTTTGGTGATGGGTCCTTGTATTATAAGTCTGGTGGATTACATGCCACACTGCCATTATATGGACGCAAGAAAGAACTTGCGAATCTTCTTGTCAGTTACCTGCCCGAGCCTTATGTACCTACAGGGGAGGAACCCCTCCGAATACATCATAAGTATATGTCTCGCCTTGCTCGACGATTTGGGTTCCAGCCATGTAAAGATATTCCAGCCCAGTTTGAAAGTTCCATTTCGAGCGAATGTATGCGGGGGTTTTTGAGGGGCCTCTTTGACACGGACGGGTCTATTGACTACAACCGTTTACGTGTTACTCTGAGCCAAGTGGACAAAGAACGTGTGCTCGTCGTGCAACGAATGCTGAGTTACTTTGGGATCCGGTCCCAACTCCAGACCAAGAAGGGCAACGGCAACGAGTCCTACATTGAAGATAGGTTGATTCAGGCACCAGAGTGGACTTATATCTTGCACATTACCGGCAACAATGCCGAAGCGTTTTCAGAAAGGATTGGGTTTTCCCATCCCGACAAGGTTGAGACATTGGCACGACGGATTCGTGCGAGACATCACCACCCAACCCCCACGTGGGCGACTGTCAAGAGTCTCGACGAGGCTGAGGTTGAGGCAACATATGACATAGAAGTTCCTGGTCAACACTGTTTCCCAGCCAATGGTCTTCTGGCACATAATTGCGAAATTGCCTGGCCCGGCTTCCTTCGTGAAGGTAGTGTGAAGGCGTTGAAGTCTCGCTTGGCTTTCCAGGAACAGCAGACGTTTGACTCTGGGACCTTCTGGAAGACCACTGGGTGGAAAGACAATGAACTCAAGTGCAACAAGTGCGGTTTAGCACATGAAGAGGGCGTCCACGAGATTGATCCCTATGGGGACAGCGAGGACTACCATCCGTATGAGGCTTCCAAGAATGAAGTCGGCTACATGTTTGAACGGCTCAAAGGACTCGTAGTCGTCAAGCACAAAAAGGATTGTCTCGACCTACCTGACAAACGTTACCGAAAGGTCATCTGTAAACCTTCAGCCTCTCTGTTGCGGGTGGCCAAGGTAATAGCCGAGTCGGCTCCGAATGCAATGACTGGTGGGACCCTGCTCCGAGAGTTGTCGGACGGCTTCCAATATCGTGACATTGCCGATGGCATGCGAAAGTGCAATCATTGTGAGAACGCTTGCGGTGAGGTGGATGAATGGTTTGATCCAAATGACGAGTTGAAGGTCTATCAAGACATCAGCATGCTCCTGGATGACCGTGTTGTCCAACTGGAGAAACGAAGAGTCCCCTGTCCGAAGTGTAAGGGCAAGGGAGAGATGAAAAAGATCAAGCGTATCGCTCGCGAGATCGCCTGCCCAAAAGAGAAAGCTCTCCGGGGTCTTCTTGAAGAATGTGTAGAAACTGGACGGATCTTGATCTTTGCAGGCTTCACCGGCAGCGTTGACCGTTGCGTCAACATCTGCCACAAGGAGGGTTGGGCCGTCGTCCGGTGTGATGGGCGTGGCTTCCAAGTGACAGACAAGGATGGTAACATACTCACTGAGACGGAGGCGTTGGACTTCTGGGCGGACTTGGAAAATAACCCCGAAGTTGCCTTTGTTGCCCATCCAGAATCGGGTGGGATGTCACTCACGCTGGTAGAATCCAGGATGGCAGTCTACTGGTCCAATTCGTTCAAGCCCGAATATCGTGGCCAGAGCGAAGATCGAATTCATCGTAAGGGCATGGATGAGAATCTTGGATGTATCATTGTCGATTTGATACATCTCCCGACTGACGAACGTGTCCTCAAAATCATTCGTGAAAACAGGAAACTTGAACTGCTGACACTCGGTGAACTGGTCGATGACATCGACTGGGAGAATGCCGGGGAAGGGATGGAGGTTGTTGAAGCATGAATAGGACACGTCTCTACATCTCAATCGACATGGATTGGTTGAACCAATTGGATGATCCTGGGAAAGATTTCCTGGAAGCCATCGAAGATGGTCTACGATCCTACGGAGAGGAACTTAGCACGTTCCGGTATGACGATGATGGTATCATTGTCATGGAAACGCACTGCGAAGATCGGGATAGCGAAGTCGTCGAAGACATTGTGTTCGAGAGTTTGCTAGAACGTTTCCCCGATCTTCACGAGTCTGCGATCGACATCGAAATTGATTTCGGTGAGACTATCGGAGATGGAATTGATTTTGACAATTAGGGGCGTTCAATCAACATTCGGAGATTCACCATGAGACAGCTTCTGTTCTGTGTAATTCTGTTGTTGGCCACGACGGTGAGCGCTGCTCCCGTCACCAACCAAGATGTTATTGACAATCTTCAAAGCGTCAGCGTTACCGTCAGCGTCGATGGACGGGGTCGCGGGTCCGGCACGTTGTTCACCCGTGAGGTCGAACCCGGCGTTTTCAAGTCCTACGTTTGGACGGCTGGCCACGTCATTGCCGACCTGAGATACGAGCGAAAGGTGATCGACAAGGAGTCCGGCACTAAGAAGATCGTCGTTGGCTTCAAGGATTGCCAGATCTACAAGGAGACGATCCAAGACGGCCGGAAGGTCGAGCAGCGATATCTTGATTGTCGAGTGGTTTGCTTCAGCAACTCTGAGACTGGTGATGATCAAGGATTACTGGAAGTACGCCTTCGCAATTATACGCAAGAGACAACGACATTCTATCTCGGCGAAACGATTCCCGGTATCGGTACTGAGTTGATACACATGGGGAGTTTCCTTGGTGACATTGGCTCATGTTCATTCACCACAGGCGTTACGTCCCAGGTGGGGCGTCTGCTGGCTCTGGCACCAATGTATTCAGAAGCCGTCTATGATCAGACATCCGCCGTATCGTTCCCCGGCTCGTCTGGTGGCGGCGTGTTCAACCAAGAGACTGGCCAGTACATTGGCATGCTCACGGCTGGCATTCGTGATGCCCAAGGGTTCGCATGGTACGTCCCTGTACGACGGCAGCTTGACTGGGCACAGTCGATGAATCTGGAATGGGCCATGGATGCCACGGTTCCCATGCCAAGCGCGACCGACCTGAAGGCGATTCCTCTCGACGACGGACGTTGATCCGTGATTTTCTCTACAACCCCGCAGGCGACCCTGCGGGGTTGTCTTTCTCATATTTAAGGACATGCTATGCCACGAAAGAAGATCACGAAAGAGACAGCCGCTTTGATCAAATTCGATATCAAATCTCGTATGAAGCAAACCGACATCGCGAAGAAATACAAAATCAGCCGGTCTCTCGTCAGCGACATTGCAAACGATCGAGTCCACAAGGATGTTCCTTGGCCCGGCGACAAGCCTGCGCCCAAGCGTGCTGCTGGCCAGCATAAACCCATCCCTGATCACGACCCCACCGACCGCCGTGTCTTGGAACTGGAGGCCGAGATTCACCATCTGACGGACGAGCGGAACCGCGAACGGCGAAAGGTCAAGGCTGGTGCCAAGATCGAAGGTCTCTTCAAAGCGATGGGCTCCGTCCTGGACGACCGTATCATCCCAATCAAACCATTACCGACTGCGCGTCAGAAGCCCAGCAAGAAGGGTCGGATCGAGGAACATGCTGTCCTCCATCTCAGCGATGGCCATCATGACCAAGTTGTCACTCCCGAGGAGTGTGGTGGGCTGGAGACATACGACTTTCCGATCTCCTGCTGTAGGGCGGAACGGTTGGTTGATTCAACGATTCAGTGGACTCAGCAGACGCTGGAATCGAGTCACTACTTCCCTGTGCTGAACGTGTTGGCCTATGGTGACTTCACCAGTGGAGAAATCCATGGGGCTGCTGACCGAAGCTATTACCGCCGGATGATGAAGAACTGCCTCGCGATTGGCAAACTGCATGCCCTGATGTACCGCGATCTGGCTCCGTATTTCGAGCAAGTGAATGTCGTCTACGTGCCCGGGAACCACGGTCGTCGCAGCCAGAAAAAGAATTACCATGGCGCACACGATAACTGGGACTACTTGTTAGCCAAGTTGGCCGAGACGTACTGTGCGGACATCGAGAACGTCAGTTTCCTGATCCCGGATTGCTTCTCGATCAATCTCGACATCAACGGCGTCGGTTTCAACATCGCCCACGGTGATGACATTCGTAGCTCACTTGGTATCCCATACTACGGCTTGCAACGTCGCCAGAGCAGGCTCCAAGCGTTGGCCCCTTTGATGGATGGTCCGAGAATCAGGTACTACGCTGTTGGCCACTTCCACCAGAAGGGGATGATTGGCTCGCTCGATACCGAGATGATCATGAATGGTCCCTGGCTCGGCACCGATGCGTACGCCTACAACTCGCTCAGCGCCTACTCAGATCCATTCCAGTGGTTGCATGGCTGCAATACGAAGTACGGAATCACCTGGAGACTCGATGTTCGACTGAAGGATGTCGAACGGGAAATCATTGGCCCTCAGCGATATGAGATTGAGGTTGATTGATGAACGATCTGTTTGAGAAGTTGTATGGTCAACCCAACCCCGTTCCTGAAGAGGAGCGTGAAGTGGAACCCCATTTGAAATCACGAAGCGGTCGAGCCTTTTTGGAGAGCCTGAAAAATGGAACACAGTCCCCAGATTTTCCTGCATCGGATACCGGAAGCAAATCGGATTGATCTCATCATCAAGCACGATGGAGCCTGGGCCTATGGGATGACGTTTGCGACGAAGCCCGATGGTGAGATGGCTCCAATTGCAATGAGTCTCAGTGATTTGGAGGCCCAGGCATTGATGGATCGACTGTGGTCTGCGGGTCTCCGTCCAACTGAGGGCAGCGGGAGTGCCGGTGCTCTGGCGGCCACTCAGGCACACCTGAGAGATTTGCAGAAGATGGTCTTCCCAGAAGATATGGATTCGCTCTACAACAGGATGGACACATGCTAGGTTGGATAGGGACAGTTTGCTTTAGCTTATGTGGCGTCCCACAAGTGCTCAAATGCATCCATCATGGAAACGCTGATGGACTGGCACCACTGTTCCTGTTCCTTTGGCTCGGTGGCGAGATCTGTTATGTCGTGGCGACCCTGCAAGAGTTCGGATGGGTGCCATGGCTGCTGACCAACTACATCGTCAATCTTGTCTGTTTGTGTTGGATCATTCGTTATAAGTTTTGGCCTAGAACGTCGGCGTAGTGTAATTGGTAACACGGCGGGCTGTTAATCCGTTTATGCAGGTTCAAGTCCTGCCGCCACAGCTAACAAGGAGAACGCTATGAAGATGATTCAAAAGATGCCCGACATCTGGGACGATGCCGATTTCATGACTTCCAGGAATACAGTGCTTGGACAGTTGGCATGTTGTGCTGTTCGACAGACACCGTATCCCACTCCCAATAATCTGGGCAAAGCAATCGAAGAAATGGCCTATGCCATATCGGATTTGGACGAGTACTTCTATACAAGCTGTCGCAAGTTGCAAGCTCTAATGAGGAAGTCTTTCGACGAATGTCCCACCATCCAGGCATGGAATGTTCCGAAGAAGGGCAATCATCAAATGGTGTTTGTGTCACGATTTGACACTCCGAGCCCTGACTACGACTTCATTGATCTCGACGCCCTGGCTCGCAACATCGCCCACGGAATCACACTCCAAGAGAAATACGATGGACTCCACGATTGACAAGATCAGATACGCCTACTGGAAGATCATTCCACATGACTGGCGGCCCGGTCAGATCTGGTACAGGCTGAAGTGCTTCTTCTGGAAGCGATACACGACGGTGAAGCCTCGCTATCTCCATCACACCTGGTGTGACCGATGCGAACTGATGCCTCACATGATGTTCGAGATTCTTGCACAGTTCATCGACGATGAATGTTCGCCAGGGCATGTCGAGTGGTATGGCGAGGGCGGCCACAAGATCATTGTCAATGGTGAAAAGAAATATGTGTTGGACGAGATGAAGGATCTTGTCGCCTGGTGGGACACTGTCTGGAATGGAGAGTGGGAAGAGGTCAATGATATCCTTTGGGCTGAGGCCAACAAGCATGATCCAGAGACCACATGGACCAAGGAGGATGAGGACCAGATGTCATTTTGGGACCCTCAGTTCCGAGAGACCGAGGATGGAGAACTTTGGCACAAGTGCGTGGGTGCCGTCAACAAACTCGAACGCATAATGCACAAGGCCCGTGAAGAGCGTCTTCATCGGATGATAGCTATCTTCCCTTACATGTGGACATGACATGAGCAAAGCCAAGATACTCAGCCTGAAGATTATGAAGGCTCGTTTGCAGACTGAGAGGGCAAGGAAAACGGAAGCGGAACTGGAAGCGTACCGATCCCAGGTTGGTGCCACGGATCAGGAGGAACAACTGGAGCACAACCGTTCAGGTCGTTCACAGGATTCCCAAAATCTTGAGGAAGAGAAGAGACTGAGGAAAGAACAACAGCGACCATCGCGAGCACTCTGGCCTGACATATTCTTTGAGGAGCATAACGATCAATGGGCTTGTGAGCATTCTGGTGTAGTTGCTCACGGTGATTCACCAGAGATAGCCTGCGAGAACTTTGATCGTTTGTGGGTGTTCGGACATGGAACGACTTGAACAGTATGATACATTTGCCATACCGGCCACGGACATTCAGTATGATTCCAGCTTCAATTGCCGGGGTGCGTTTACGCCTCAATCCGTCGTCGACTTGGCGGAATCGATCAAAGAGAACGGACTTCAATTCCCCATCGTTGTCCAACCATGGGGAGGCTCTTATCGCTTACTTGCTGGCCACAGGCGGTTCAAAGCTGTTACAATCTTCTTGAAATGGGAGACAGTTCCAGCGACAATTCGACACAACCTAACAGAACACCAAGCCCGTATCCTGAACCTCACGGAGAATCTTGAGCGCAAAGATCTGAACATGTTGGAAGAGGCACAGGCGATTCAACATCTCTACCCAGATGGTGTATCGCTGAGGACAGCAGCAAAGGAACTGAAACGATCGACACACTGGATTCACGTCCGCCTGCGTCTGTTGGAGCTACCGGAAGCAATTCAGAAAAAAGCAGCGGCTGGTCTGCTCTCAGCAATGAACATTGAAGCCCTTTGCAAACTGCCGAAAGGCGATCGAGTCAAGGCGGCGGAAGAGATCGTGAAAGCCAAGCGTGTGAGAGGGAAGACATCTCGCTTACCTGCCAAGCTCCGACGTAGGATTCGACCGAGAAAATCAAAAGCACAGATCAGCCAGATGGTAGCCTTACTGATGGATGCCGAAATTGAAGGATTACCACTTCGGCTTCTAACGTGGGCAGCAGGCTACATTACTGACCAGGACATTAAGGATGACATCCATGAACGAGCCCAAGGATATCGTTTCGACTGCGGCGGACCAGATCCATTCGGCTTCGATCCAGATTGCCAATCTTGAAAAAGGGGTAATCATTTTCGTCGAGACTGAAGATGCCATCTACGAATTCACTGTGTCCATACCCGATCAATGCATTGTTGAGGTCAACACAAATGACGATCGCTTTGAAGACAAGCAACTCGTCTGTATCAACACTCCCATTAGTTGGGGTAATTGTATCCGAATGGTCGTGGACGAAACGACTCTGTTCAGCAGGCGAGTCAATGGGGCAACAGTAAAGGGAGACGGGTGGAATTTCGATGTGTTTTGAGCGAAGGGTGGGTGTGCGGTCAACACCGCTGAACCCATATACCGCATGAGGTGGAGACTGGGGTATGCCAGAGTGGTAGTGTCTTTGCCGTGGCGGGCAAAGCATCGTCATGCGATGTACCCACCTTTCGCTTAGCCACCATAGCTCAGTTGGCAGAGCAGTTGATTTGTAATCATCAGGTCGTAGGTTCGAGTCCTACTGGTGGCTCTTATGAAATGGTACGATTACGAAAAGCGTGGATGGTCTTGGTCGCTCGGGTTCAACCCGAACTACGGAGGATACTACGCGCAGGCATATCGGGATTTACCAAAACGACCAGATGGCACCAAGGGATGGGTTCGCATCAATGGTCACAAGGTATACCGCGAATGTCTGATTGAAGGCGGATGCACCATTGACGAAGCAAGAGACAAACTTCATCAACGACTTGATTCTATAGACTCATTGAAAGACTCTTGATGCTCAAACTCTACCTCGACAGTGAAACATGCGGCCTCCATTCGATGCCCGTCCTCTTGCAGTATGCAATTGAGGATGGTCCCATCTCCCTCTACAACATCTGGAAAGAGCCGATACACAAAACCCTCCGACTCATTGAGAGTTGGTTGGACTATTGCATTGTCGGCTTCAACCTATCTTTCGATGTTTTCCAACTGGTCAAACTGTACACGATCTTCCGACTGTGTCCACGTGACTGGATTCCTCAAGAGCACATAAACGAGATTGCAGCAAAGGAGATGTATGGCCGCGACGGGCCAGCCATCAAATTCGCAAGCGCTCTCGATCTCATGCTCCACTCCCGCAAGGGAGAGTACCAAGCCCTTATGGCACGTTCGGATGTTCGCATTCGGAAAGTGCCAACTGCCTTAGCGTACGCGCTTTCTGAGGAGCTTGAGAGCCGGGTAGAGATCGATGGAATCTATTTCGCGCGTAAAGCTGACCCTGAAGCCGCACGTTGGTCCGTATTCGACCGAGAGATTGATGGTGAATTTGATACAGACTTCAAGGATGTAGTGTTGAGGTTCAGCCCAGCGGGTGGCCTGAAGTTCCTTGCTGAGCACGCCATGGGATTCGAGCCCAAGTATCACTACAAGGATGTGGAGCCACCCAAGGATTGGTATCCACTAGAACTGGGCTACGCACCTTTTGCCAATGCAATCTCGTCAGTTGAAAAGAACTGGGAAGTCTGGAGTAAGGACAAGAAGGGTGAGCCGAAGCTCATGGGTAAAGCATGGCCTGCTTGCATCCAGAAGTTCATCGACCACTGGGCATACAATGAACCTGCTCGTGAGTATGCTAATGACGATATCGTCTACACCCGAGCCCTGGATGGACATTTCAAGTTCCCAGAGATCGGCGACGATGATTCGATTCTGGCAACCATGGTTCCTGTGGTGCGCTGGCGTGGCTTCAAGATTGACACGGAAGGTATGGTTGGCCTGCGGGAGAAAGCTCAGGCTAAGGTTGATGACTCTCCCATCAACACTAATACCCCAACCAAAGTGCGGGAGTACATGGAAGAGATGTTGGATGAGATTGAAGTCCTAGCCATTGAAAGCAAGGAAGTCAACAAGACGAATGGAGGTTGGTCAACTAAGAAAGCCAATCTCGTTTCGATACGTGAAATGATGGTCGAAGAGGATGAGGAGTGTACCAAGTGCGAAGGCAAAGG